TGAGCCTTAGTTAACTTATTAGCTAAACTTTGATATGTGCTTCTGTCTATTTTACTTAAAGATGAATCTGATTGACTAGTTGTCGCTCTATTAGTTCTATATGCAGCTTCTAAAACATCATCTATACCGTAAACACCGTTAGGAATAGACGTGGCACTTGTGCCATCAGCAGAGTTTCTAAAAAACTTATATTCAGCTTGTCCTTCAACAAGATCAATTTCAAGATTACCTAGCTCCCAATAATGCAAACCTCTATTGGCCCACTCTTGAAACATTATGTTTAAAGAACGTCTTGCTGATTTCAATTGATATCCACTAACACTGTCGAGGCCTACGCGATTGTAAGCCTCTTCAATAATATCATCAATTAAGAAACCACTCTCAAAATTAGTAGTACCTGATGTTGCCATTTATCCCCCTAGTTAAAAGTAATAGTGCAACTGCCTGATCCAGAGATTGTTAAGTGACAACCATTTTTCATTCTGATACCACTTCCAGGAACAAAGACTTCTAGTCCTTCTGTTCCAAAAAGAAATGTATGAGCTGTACCTGCGCCTGTAGCTGCATTGTCATGCAAAATAACAGAACCACTTGCGTTGCCCTTTGCTTGAATAGATGTAACCCTACAAGGCCCACCGACTAAAACTCCAGTAGCGGTTGCTTGAGCTGTTCTCTGGTCTGATGTGAAAGATCCTCCACCTGACATAATATTATCCTCCTAAATTAGTGGGGCCGAAGCCCCACTATTAATTATTAACCTAAGTTATTATTCTGTACGTAAAGAATTGTAACTCTAGTTGATCCGGCATTAGTAGCCGCTGAAGCAGTTATAGTTAACTTTATGTCAGCAGAACCTGTGTCAGACCAAGCTAATGCACCACCAGCTTCTGTTGTTGGTCTTTTTCTACCAACAGCTGTACCTAGTGCAAAAGTGTTAAGTATTGTAGCAGCTCCACCTACAGTGTCACCAATACTTAAATTGGTTGCACCTGATGCAGCAACGACTGAGTCTATGACACAATCTACGATTTGTGAGTTTGCTGGAATAACCATATTAGTTGCTCCTGCAGCAATCGCACCACCTGATAAATCAATCAAGTGTGTTTGAGACATTACTACTTGTCCTGTGTTTTTTACGTTTTTACCGAGAGTAGTCCCGATAGTTTCTTTAATTGTTCCAGCCTTAATCGGTCCGGAAAAAGTTGTTGAAGCCATGATTTAATCCTCCTAGTTGTGTTTAATGTAGTCTCTAGGCCGTCGCCTGCGCACGTCTACATTAGTTTTTATATCGCAGATTAGAGAGTATACGCTTTTTAAATAGTTTATGCAAATAAAAAGGGGCGCCGAAGCGCCCCTTAAAATGGTTTATAACCTTACTGATTATACACCTGGAGATCCGAAGATACCTCTAGGATCAGAGAAGCCGAAGCTGTATCTTTCCCTAGCTTTATATCTAACGTTACCAGTTTCAAAATCGCCTTCCATGGCAGTTTTGATTGGTGCACGAACCATGTGTTTCATTCCGTTAGGAACGTCTGTCTTAATGAAGAAAGACTCTGAATCAGCTAGGAAGTTATTTACCACAAATCCTTGTGGTATCATTCCCATTGATTTCATAGCATTCAAATCATTATCAGCAGTACCAACTCTGTTGGCAGATTTCATGATTCTTTCAGCTGCAAATTGCTGAGCTGGGTGAATGATTAGTTTCATTCCCTTAGCAGCAATCTTTAGTCCACGCTCGTCTGTCATTTTAGCAATGTCAATTAAAGACTGCTCTAATGAAGTTTCAGACAAATCGGCTGGTGTGCCTAATTCGTTTGCAAACGTTCCAGCAATTACTGGGTGGTTAGTTGCACAAAGTGCAACACCATCACCACCTGTAGAAGTAGTGAAAGCTCCATCTAGAATTGCAGCAGCTTTAAGTTGCTTAGTTTGAGCCATAGAACGTGCTAGTGCTTTCGTATAACGAGTTGAAATCTTATCATACAAGTTATCTTCAACAGCTTCCTCAGTAATAGAGAAAGCGAGAGCGATTGTCTCATGTTGATATCTTGCAGTGTAAGTTTCCTGCGCGCTATCGTAAACCACTGCTGCGCCTTCTGACTTAACGGCAGCTTTGTCGAAACCTGATAACATTACTTCTTCTTCGAATGCTCGATCAGAATTTTCTGTATCATAAATTTCAGCGTGTTGGTTTTCGTAGTTTTTGTACTCAAGTCCAAATAATGCATTCAGACCTGGCTCTAGCTCTTTAGCTAGTTGTTGTCTTGATATAGCCATGTGTTACCTCCTGCTATTATTTATACTTGTGTTCATTAATCACAACATTGTACACAGTATGTGGAGATGCAACTAAGTCGCGGCCTTCTTTTTTAGAGAAGCCTACGATACGTAGGTTAGCACCTGTACCAATATTACTTGTATCAAGTTCTGATTTTGAAACACCAGTTATTGTTGAACCTGCCACGACGGCTAAGTCAGCTGTTTTAGAGATATCTGTTACTGCAGAGTTTCCTCCAACAGAATCTCCCTGTACTTCGAACATTTGATATGGATCGTCGTACACGAAAACAGTTGCTGCTTGTGACGCAGGTCTTGTGTTTTTAAAAGTTGGCTTTCCAGTAGAATCGTCGAAAGTTGATCCCCAAAAAACACCTATAGCATCAGTGGCGTCTGTACCACCACCTGCTGCTGCAAATATTTGCACACCACCTGTACCTTCGTCCATCTTTACGACGTCACCTTGGGACATAATAGTAGCATAACCTGCTAGCGCACTATAAGAGTTCATTGCCGGATCTGTACCACCGCCAATTTTACCGATTGGAGCCAAACCAAAAGGGGCATCTAAATTTGCCATATTGTTTTCCTCCTTAAAGGGTTATTGTTAATTTATCGATGGTTGAGAAAAGATTAGTCTTTTTTCGAGCCACCAAAAGTTACACGAGTCTGTCGATCTTGATTAATCGGCATACTTGGGTGCTGTTCCTTCAAGACATCGTTTTCAATTGCATCATTTCGATCTTGAGTAATTTTTGCAAAGTACTCTTCACGTGATTGCGCGAGCTCTTCAGATATCCTTGCCAGCACAAGGCCACCAACCCCGATCATACCTGCGTATTTGCCGTTATCTATAGAAGGATAATTATCATTTGGATATTCGTCAGCTCTAACTAACTCCCATCCTGATCTAAGCTTACCTGACATGTTAGTGGTATCGTCGTACCCCATGCTTTCAGCTCTTATCCACCTATGTCGATATCCGTCTGGCGCAGGTGGTGCGTCCAGTGATGATGGAGGAGTCCAAATCTTCGGCTTTTCAGTTTTTGCTCTAGATTGACTCACGCGAGTGGTTTTCATTTTATCTTTTTCCATATGCTTATACCTCCTTCGCGGCTAATTGTTTCGCATATTCTTCTAGCGGCACACCTAATCTTTTAGAAATTGCTACCTGTGAAGGTGTGAGTTTCACAGTTTTTCTGCGTCCTTTTGTACTGGCCGGACGTCGGGCACTTGCTACACTCTGCGTTGGTGCAGTGGTAGATTGCTCCACAGTATCAAATTTGTGCGGAAATGCAACCCTTATTCTTTTGTCGACTTCCGTATAATATTCTTCTGATTGTGGATCAAATCCTTCATTTTCAACAAGCTCTTTGTGTATATCAAATGCAGTATAAGTCATTGCATTGTCTGTACCAAACCATCTATTTTTTTGGGCCCAGCTTTCTGCTCTAGGGTCAAAATCAGGTTCTGCTTGTTGTTGAGGTGCTGCTTGTGGCTGTTCTACTACTCGTTGAGCTGTTTCTGCTCTTTGTTCTTGGTTTGCTTTGATTTGTTTTAATCTAGCATCTTCCATAGCCATTTCAGCAATAGCTTGTTGAGCTGCAATTTGACCGTCTATGTCTTGCGTCTCTACTGCTTGCTTGTACGCAAGTTTAGCAGCATCCATACCATTATTTACTTTTGCTTCTAGTTCTTGAGTATAAGTAGTGCCAAGTTTGTCGTACTGACCTCTAATTTTGTCTTGTTGTTGTTTTAAAGATTGAGCGTAAGTAATAGCTTCTTCTTTTTGCCTTTCAGCTTCACGCATTTTACGTGTAAGTTTAGCTATTCTTTTTTTAACTCCTTCTGAATATTCTCCCAGTTCGTCTTGGGGTTTATCAGCTTGAACAGCAGGCTGCTCATTAGATTCCTCAGATGCGTTATCGGTTTCTTCAACCTGTTCGACTCTGATCTCATCTTCTGGTACCTCTAGTGATTGTTCTGGAGCGTCAAGATCGATCTCCATTTCTTGTTCGTCGGCTTCGCCCACGTCTATTATTTTTTCGTCGTCTAGCATAGTTAATTCCTCCTATGAATTACATTGCGTGAATAAGATCTTCGGGATCTTCTATTGTCCCTAAAATCTCATCATCGTTTAACATTCTTATCTCGCCACCATCAATCTGCATACGTGATCCTGCATATCTTGCAAATACCACCCATTGTTTTTCTTGGCACCATGGTCCTGTTGGATACTTTTCCTCATCCTTATAACAGAGATCACCCATCTTTAGTACGTAACCAACTTGCGTTGCTACACGTGCTTTGTCTAAAGATTCTTGTGCAATAATAATTCCACCTTCAGTTTTTTCTTTAACTTGAAAGGGCATAACAAGTATACGCCATCCTGTAGGATGTGGTAACTTATCTAAATTTGTTTCTTGAGTTTCTTTTTTTGCTTCATTTTTTGCAATCTTTTTTGCATCTGCTTCAGCATTATATTTATCTTCTAAGGCGTGCGATGTTCGTTTCGTCATCCGGTTCTGGCTCCTTTGGTTGTAGCAGGTTAGAGATTTCCTGTTTAATTTGATCCGTAACGTGGATCTTACCGAGAATATAGTTGTATTTCTCCATACTGTCAACACCACCGCCTATTAAAACGTTAGCGTTGTTTTCCATGATTTCGTCAAGTAGTCTCTGGATCTTGTATACTACGTGTACTGGGTCTATAGCTTCTGACATATTTCTTTTTCTTATCTCCTAAGTTATGCCAAAACTCATCGAGAGTGTTGGCTTTTTGTTTGCAACATTCCCCCGAACGTACTTTTTCTTCAGTGTGACAAGCACACGTTTTATCTTCACCCATCGTAAGTCCCCCTTACTTTTTCTTAAAAATATCGGCTCCCTTGAGTCCGTATATACTAGCGACGACGCCTACAAATAGCGTCTGGTACCAAAAAGGCAGATTGTTAAACTGATCAAAGAACATGTGCAGTTTAGCTTGTATGTCCGGATCCTCACTAAAGACACTCCATATCAACAAAAGTACGGGCGCGCTTACCAAAATAAGTACAAACTCGTCTTTCCATCCTTTGTCGTTTGATTGTCTAACAGCGGCTTGGTACTCCACTTCCCCATTCGCCATTTTCTGTGCATGTAATAAAGCAGCATCCGACATAAGTATTTTTGCTTTTTGTTTATTAGCAAAAATAGCTGAACCGGTTTTCAATACCGTAGGTAGAAGTGAGAGTAATGGTCCCATTAATTATTTGATGATTGATACTATGATAATGGCAACAACAACACCTGCTGCTATTTTCCATTTAACAGGCAT